CATGAGCAATCACAGTACAAACAGCATCACAACACACCAATCAAAAATAACCAAAATAAGTAAACCGAGTAGCGATATTCGATATGAAGATGAAGAATTGATAAAATCATGTATAAGTTCTGGTAACACCTTATACAGCACTAGACGAGGAGTGCTAGGAATAAATGTCCCAACTGACTATGAGAATATAGATCCATATTACGCAATTTGCGGAGTTACCCTCTGGCGCGCAATCACCAGAACACCCACACCGGTAGATTACCAAAGCTTACCCTACGGGGAAATTAAGAATGCTTCATTGAGGAATAGTATTTTCGTCGATGTGACTAAAGCTGCAGCTTTCTTCAACACCATAAGGAAATTCGCGAAGAAACTTGCTGCTTACCTCGAAAAACCAAAAGGAGAAGAACCGAAAATGCCAACATCTTTAATGAAGTATTTCGCACCATTCACTTCAGATCATGCTAAAACTTTGAGATGTATGACTGTGGATGTTGCCATTGAACAGATGAGATTAGGAATTAGTACTAACCACATTGGCTTGTTGTGTGACTTAGCGAACTTGACACACACCACTATAGAAACCCAACAACCATTGGGTAAATCAAACTTCTATTATGGCAAGACTTATCCCATAACACTACCGTCTCGACCAGCAGATGTGTTGATAATCAACGTACAGGAAAAACAACCGTATACACACATAATAGCTGCTCGACAATGCGTTTTCAGTATAGAAGATGTTATGAATAGATATGTGCACCGCACAGACGAAATAGACAACTTGCGTGCACAACTGAAAAGAAATGAAAGCCTTATAGAAGCCTATGTAGAGAAGGAAACCACCGCCCGAGAGTTGAAAAGAGAAACATTATCGCAATACCTCACCGAGAGGTATCTAAGTCCTGTTGTGGTCACAGGCAATGTGCAAGAGATTGTTTGGGTGGACAGAGACAGAATAGAGTTGAAAAATGCTCTCGCATTCAATAGATGGAATTTATCTAAGAATACTCTTCTTGAAAGCGAAGCTATTTCAATAGTGCGAGATTGCATTAGAAAGGCCTTTGTGTCATGGGCAGAAAACGAAGTTAGAAACATGCTCTTAAGCGGGGAAATAGACACTAAAGCGTTCTTCAACGCAATCTATTCTTTCTGGTTTGACCTAACTGATAGGAAAACACTCTTGCTGAAACCCGTTAAAGGCAGAAGATCCGTGAATATATCAGGGTTGTTGAACATAAAAGCGATATATGAATCTGTGTATCTCACCCACCCAGATATACACACCGTAAGATCAGCACGTATAGAATTTGAAAATACCAATGTGCTGAAGGACCCCATGCGCCACATGGGCATTAAAGAGGCCTTCCCCCGATTAGACGATCGAACAAACAAAGTGGTGAAGGGCGAAGCTGTAGGCCAGTATGATTATCTGCGAAAACGTATGACCGAAGATAAGACAGACATCCTAGGATACCGACCAGTTGCTCAACAGTCTCGAGCACATTCAACCGGTGCCCCTAGACAAGTACCACGATGGATTCGCGGGGCATTAAAAGAAAGACCACAAACACTAGGAGCAGACCTACAATCAAATGATGAAGTAGACATCGTTGCTGAAGATAACAACATGGAGAGAGAGAAAGAAGAAACCAAAGAGAATGAGGTTCAGATTGCATACGGCAGATGCCGCGGTTTCATAAAAGCACCGAAGACTCTACTAGATGCAGCTAAAGAATGCATCCTGTCCGAAGACCCAAACAAGTTCGTAGAGAAACTGAAGATAAGGGTTAGGGGACAGCGGCAGCCAGTGAAAGAGAACACAATGCTAGCCACCTCTCATGATATACTTGATGCAGGAAATTTCTTCAAACATGGTAATAACTTAGCCTGGGCATTTTTTACAAGACAAGTAGGACATAAGCACAGTCTTGACCCAGTAATGTTGGAAGAATTCAAGTATTTCGTGAAGAGTGAATTCCATGACCTTACATTTAATAGTAGTTTCACCATGGAATTCAAGGAATATTTAGAGACTGTAGAAGCTAAGAAGAGACACTTGTACCAACAGGGATATGACGATTTCGTTTCCGGGAAAGCCACCAAAAATAGATATGAGATAATGGTTAAGAGCAATGAAGTAGCCTTTGATCCAGTCAACGACAAACCAAGGAATTTGTGCAATCCTCCCGCACATGTTAAGGCAATAGGAGGCTGGACTAATCAATACTTGATCAACTACCTAAAGAAACACTTTGAAGAATCAGTGATTGCTCTACAACCACATGAGGTAAAATCGAAAGTTACGAACAAGAAAGCTCATGAATCTTATGTATTTTGGGATGGCAGCAATCATGACGCACACCAATACGCAGAACTCATCAGATGTGTAGATACGGCTTACCTACGACTCTGTTTACCCCAAATATATTCAGATCTAGGATTGCCAAAAGAACTGTACAACCGGTTTGTTGATATATTCACAGATGAGAAGGTGGACGTGCGAATCATAGACCCAGATATGAGTACTAGAATAGAATGCAGACTAAACGGTACAGTGTATTCAGGACATCCCTCCAGAACAACCTTTGGCAATACATTAAGGGTCATTATGTATGCAAGGTTCGTAGCACACATAGCAAGGATACCTAAGAAATGCTTCAGAGTATATGTGTCAGGGGATGACTGCGTAGGCATCATAGACAATAGATTTATCAAGAAATTTGAAGATGCTTACTGGAAAGTGTACATGAAGGAGAAGCAGACAATGCATGGTCTTGGCCAGGTTAGTAAAATGTTAGTGTTTAATCCTGTTCAAGCTGATTTTCTGTCCAAAATCATCTATAAAGACGCTTCTACAAGTGTCTTTATCAGACAAGTGGATAGAATATGGCGAGGTAGTAGATACACTGAATCAGATTGCAACCCCCAAGTCATATTGCAATGCGCTGTAAATGAGTTGGAGACATGGATGCCCAATGCTCCAGTGTACAAAGAGCTGTTGCAGCATAAGAGAAGTCTCATTGCAGATCCAAAACAACAGCACAACCACACGAAGTTGAGATTTGAAAGAGAGCACAAGTATAGCTCGTCTCACACCTGTGTGGCGTTCGATGTCAACTTAATCTACGATTTCACCATCGAACAGATTGATTTTGAGGTCAACGAATACAGAACAATAAAGGATTTTGTTCGTATAAGGTCTTATTCATAAATGAGTGTTAATATCACCCCAGGATCATTCGCGTCCTATTGTCAAATGTTACTAGATTGTCGAACACATGTAGATCGAGGCCTTGCAGTTGGCTTCTGCAAGACTGGACTGGTTACGAGAAGAGTAGTAGCCGAAATAGCCACAGGCACCACAGCTACAACAGCTGGCGTGCTGGTCAGAATATTACCAGATAGAATCACTGACGCAGCATGCATAGCTTCCAAGACTTTTGACCCCGCCACGTTTTCGTCAACAGCTGTGGACCTTTCTACTGGAGCAACCAATGTCGCCGGCCCTTTCCAATCTACAAATCCGAGCGCCAGCGCGCGTGTGAACGCAGGTTATGTTGAAGTGTATCCGACCAGCGCAATCACAGCACAATCCGGAACTACAGCAATAATTTCCATCCCCGATTTGCAAGGATATAGTGGCATCTCCACTACTCTATCTAGGAGTATCTTGGATCAGTTGCCGCTTGCAAGATTCGGTTCTGCAGTTGAACGTATGTTCGCCGTTTATGTTAACTCTGACAGCGAATTCTACGTTTCAGCTGAAGATTCCGAGAATGCAATTATCTTTTATGCAATAGGTGATGGAGTTACTGCTTCTAGATTTAGTGTAGCACTGACATTGGCTATAGAATACATCCCTCAGAATGTTTATCTCTCCACCACTTCAGTAGATTATGCGGTTATGCCTTACTCCTACCTTGGCAAATTTGCCAGATTGTTGCACGAGGGTAAGATAACTGAGGACCACTTGATAGGCAAAGAAATGAGCCGCCCACCAATGATTAATGTGGGTGATATGAAAGCCGGAAAAGCACAAGTGAGTCAGGATTTTATACAAGGGCCTTCGATCACCAGATCCTTAAAATCGAGGAACAGGCCCCGAAAGAGTGGACAACGCAAGGATCGCAAAGTTACCAAGTCATCATCGATTCGAAAGTAAGTACATTTTACTTTGATACACAAGGTAATCTCCATGTTCCGATAGTCTATACCTCGCAATTTGAAGCTTATTATTACTATTTGTTAGAGCGTATAGATGCGATTGTTTCCGTACCTATTATACCCCAGACAGCGGTACTATTACTGCATCACTTCGCCAACCATGCCACTCCCATGAGAGACGTACTCAACTTTTTAACAGCATACGGCCCGACTATACAAAGGGTGTATGAGTTGTTACGCGCAAGGCAACCAATGCTCGCTGCAACCGAAGTATTGGCTAGAGGTATTGGAGAAGTGATTCAGCGCATGGGACGGAATGCGCTACCGCATAATCCGCAGGACCTCGCTTTGGAGGCTGCGTTTCAACCGGTGCGTATGCCCATCCCCCGTCGGCCCGATAGATTATTGCCGATGAGTAAGTCAAACGTCAATCCTTCAAAGACCTTCAAGCCCACTAAGGCTTAAGGCAAATCGTTCTCCCACAGAGACAGTCCACTTTAGTGAGGATGTCAATTGCTGAACATTGTGTTGGTTCAGACTGTGGATGGTTACTTAAGTAGTGTCGAACCTGCTCATGGGTCAGTACATGAGCACACAGTGTCTTTGGCTGCACTTTAAATAGGCT